ACAGCGTCAAATCATTGATAAAAAATTAATAAAGAAAGATATCGGTCACTCACCAGATGAGCTTGATGCAGTGTCTTTAAGTGTATTAAATGGGTTTAATTTACATATAAATGAAGCAAGGTATTCACCCTTGCCGCAACAAGGCTGGTAATTATGAATGAAATTGTAAAAGAGTTTGTAGACTTTGCTGAAAAAGCGAAGGACAAATATAAATCAGAAATAGACGAGATAAAAATTGATAGAGATATCTTTTCATCTACAAAAGTTTGGGATGATATCGACGAAAAAGTACGAGGGAAAAGTAGGGACAAGTCTATTGTCAATCCACTCCCGATGTATCGCAATGCCATATGCAATAGCTTCAATCGGTACCCGTACGACGTTGAAGTAGTAGGGCAAGCACCCGAAATAATTAAAGATAAATTAAAGAAAATATCTGTTGATTCTGGATTGAATAACATAGTGATGCAATGGGTGTCAGACGCTGTCATCATGGGTAAGGGCTTTGCTTTCATTACAACCAACGGAAATGAAATACAGATAAATTATTCTGATGACCCATCTCAAGTCATTATAGATAGCGAATCAAAGGCAATCGACGGAAGCGATATACAGAAGATTGCATTTGTAGATAAGATGAGCTATGAGAAAATAAAACAAACCTTTCCTTCTTTTGTGCTTACAGAAGATGAATTGAAGTCATCAAAAAATTTAAATGTTGGTTGTTGGGAATCAGGGAAGTATAGTTACAATGTCATTAGTTACTTTACGTTAAATGAGAGTGGCGTTACTTTGTATAGAATAATAGGCGATGAAGTAGTTGAGACAATTGTTTACGAAGGGCTAAAGAAGATTCCAGTAGTTCCTTTGTATGCGAATGAATTCTGGAAAGAAGGAAGCAGGCATTACAAGGGCATTGTAAGGGATGTAAGAGACTTAATCAAGATAGTAAACTACTCTTACTCGGCATTGAAAGAAAGGCTTGCTTGTCCTTTAATTCCAAAAACAAGGGTTTCTTTTGAATCTGTAGAAGGTTACTTAGAAGACTACACACAAAGTAACAAATCGACGGCAGGCGTTGAGCGTTATAAGGAATGGTCATCTGATGGGAGGAAATTAACAGCCCCATTTTCCGAATATCCAGAATTAAAAAGTAATGATTTGCTAGTCGTAATCGAAAACGCAAAGAGCCAGATAGCGAACATTATTGGCGTTCCGCAGTCTGGACTAGCTTTTGAAACGGATGCCGCACAGGCTACAGCTACAGAAGTATTGCTACGCTCACAAGCTAACGTGAATAATGTTTCTCATTATTATCAACACGCAAAAGCAAGCTTGAAAAACTTGATGAGCATCTGCTTAGACTTGATTTGCTATGTAGAAGGCATTGAGAATACTTTTACTATTGCAGTCACTAATGGCCCAGAAACATATATAAGAAAAGAGATGTTAAGGCAGCAGCTAATGGCGACACAATCACTTGTGCCGGATGCCGTGAAGCCTTTAATCATGGCTGAAGTCGTGAAAACTTTAGAAATAGAAAATGCAGAAGCTTTGAGTAACGCCATTCTTTTGACTTTATCTGAAGAGCTAAGGCCAGTGAATAAGACGCCGCAGGCTTTGGCTTTAGAATTAGTACAAAGTAAGCAACAGATAGAACAACTCCAGCAAGCATTGCAGCAGCTAGGCGAACAAAATAAGCAGTTACAAGAGACAATAAACATTGATGTGATTAATAGTCAGAATCAATTGCTGATGGTTCGAGTACAGAATGAAAGCTCGTTAAAAACAAAGCTCATAGAGATGCAGCAACGGAATAAAGAGTTTGAATTAAACTATCAACTAGAAATAGCGAAAGTAGATGCATCACAACGAGAAAAGTTAATGGAACAAGCTAATGAGCAAGCTAAGATACAAAACACATTAAGGCAAACGGCTTTGAAGGAAATAGAGCTAGCTGAAAAAATGAGGTTAGAAGAGGAGCGAAAAAGAAGCGAACTGTTAGCACTTGCGTTTAATAAAAATTAATTTGTATAAAAATTAGTTTATGTGTAACGTTTGTAATTTTATTTAATTATATTTATAAAAACAAAGGACAGAGATATGGCTGAAGAGCAAGATATAATCAATAAGTATCGTGGCGTTTCGTCAAATGATACTGAACAAAAAATAGAAGAGCCTGCAAAAGAGCAGACTCAAATACCGACAGAAGAAACAGAGACTAAAGAAGAAAAAGAAACAGTCAAAGTTAATAGTGTCGAGACGCCAGAAGAGAAAAAATCTGAGGATAGAAAAGAAATTAAAAACAATAGTTTTCCTCATGTCGAGCAGATTATAAAAGATCGACTAGCACGACAAGCAAAAAAACATCAGAGAGAATTAGAAGCCTTGCGAGCTGAGCTTAATAGCCTCAAGAAAAAAGAGGAAGAGCCTGAGTTCACAAGAGATGACTTTATTGACGAAGAAGAGTTTGAGCGATATAAAGCAGACAAATTAAAGAAGTCAATAAAGACAGATGTAATGAAAGAATTTGAATCCTCTCAAAAAGAGAGAGAAGCCGAAAGAGCACAGCAGGAAAAAGTAAACGCAACTATTGCAAACTTTCTTAAAACTCCTGAAGAGTTACAAGAATGGAAAAACAGACTAGAATATTTTGAAGAAGATTATTCAGATTTTCTAGAGAGTGAACAAGGACAAGAGATGTCTGAGTTCATGATTAACAGTAGCGTATTTCCAGTGATGATTGATTTGATTGCAAGCAACCCAAGCGTTGTAGACAAACTAAGCACATTGAGTACAAAAGAAGTTTACTTTAATTTAAAGCAGCTCGAAGAAGCGATTCTAAAAAAAATAACTGGGACAAAAGAAGCCCAACAACAAGAAAATAAAAACGCAGATGAACAAAAACCAAAACGTTCTCTGCCTAATTCTGGAAAATTCGGAGGCTCTTCATCAAGCACAGCATCAAGGCTAGACCCTAACAGCAAAGACTTTGATGCTAAGGAATACTTGAAAAGAAAATATCCGAATCAGTACTAAAAGGAATAATTAAAATGGCAAACTTAGCTACAAACATTACCACTGCACAGCTTGACATTTTGTCTGTTGCTGTTGAAAAATATTCACCAATTCTCGAAGACGTTCGCTCTTCACAGAAAGGACTAAAAGGGCGTACTGGCGGTGTCCTTCGTGTTGTCATTCCTGATTCTGGATCTGTAGTGATTACAGAAAATGGTATGCGTGATATTTCAGCTGTTGATTTAAGCAACGAAGAATTTTCAAAAGACTTAAGAGTCTCTTCAGCTAACACTTCTTTCAGTGCTACTGTATTAGAGAGAGTGAAGAACGTAGATGATTTCGATAAGGAAATTGTCCAACCACGAGCCGTAAATTATGGAGAAACGATAAACGAAAAGATTATCGATAAAGCGTATACAGTTGCAGGGATCGCACAAACTGCGGCTCTTGCATCACTTGACTTTGATGCATTAGCAACAACCGCTGGTAAGCTTCGTGAAAACCGAGCCACTAATTTGGTAGGCTATATGTCACCTACCGTGGCCGCAAAGCTAGGTTCTAAAGGGTCTAACGGCTCTTTCCTTCCTCCAGCAATTTTAGAACCAATGTACAAAGATTCACAAATCGGTCGTTTCGCAAACGTTCAATGGAAAGAATCAAAGATGCCTGTCTTTGAAGTAAAGGCGGCGAACGTCATGGCTGATGATTGGGTAATCGACACAAGTGGAGTAGATGGTGATGCTGGGACTATCTTAATTGACGATGGTTCAAGTACAAAAAAAATCTCTGGTTCTACTGTGATTAAAAAGGGTTCTGTGTTTACAATTGCAGGCGTTTATGCAAAAGACGTTCTTGGAAAAGATACAACTAATCTCAAGGCTTTCGTTGTGCAAGAAGATGCAACTGGTACAACAGAAGGAAAAATCACTCTAAAAGTGGGTGCATTCAAAAATACAGGAGCACATGCTAATGTTAGCAAAATGCCTGTTGCGACTAACGTCCCAGTGCCTGTTAACTGCGGGGCTGCAAAAACATATTCTGTAGTTTTCGTTTTCGAAAAAGGGAACATTGAATATGATGCAGTAGAACTAAACACCGCTGGTTTTGAATCCGTTACTGTTTCTGGAATTGATTCCAAAATCAAAACTACTGCATTAGTTGACGGTGACATCAACACGCTAACTGCAAAGTATCGAATTGATTCGGCCTTTGTAACTGGCGGCATTGATGACCGTAGAGCCGCTCTATTGTTTGTAGAAATCTGATAAATTAAGTTGTACATATAAGCTTAATTTATCTATATTGTATTATTATCCCAACCTGTCTGGGGAAAAGACAGTGCGAAGAATTTTTTTCGTGCTGTCTTTTTTTATTAGGAATAAAATGACTATAAGAGATATCATTACATTAATAGCGGCAGACATTAACTACACTAGCGGAAATAATTCCGTAGGGTTAGAAGAAGCAAATAGAATTCTTTCATTGATGAATAGATGCATTAGCATCTATAACACGCAAGGGCTACTGTCTTTTAATTACCACAGCGAAACACCACAAAAAATAAATGGAAATTACTTTGTAAGTAACGGAATAGATGTTGCTGCTTTGTATGTATTATGTAATTCAAGCAAGCTACGCATAAGACAAGTACAGCTTGCGTCTCTTTATGAGCTTACTAATAACGGAAGCCTACCATCATTATTTGCTATAAAAAGAAATATAGATGTTGATGGTGTTCGAATGATTCAGCTTTTTTTTGATACAAAAAATGTTTCGTATGATTTAGAAGCCGTTATTAAAGAAGACTTACCAGCATTTAATTTGAACGATGAATTTACGTTACCGCCAGAATACCAAAATCTTCTGATCAGTGACGTTCAATTACGTTTACTTGTGAATGATGATATATCCCCTAGCTCGTTACTTTATATTGAAAAGAAAAAAGAATTTGAAGAGGTAAAAAAATTAATCAAGGAAGCAAACTTCAAAAACTATGACTTTGGCGAATATGCAATAAGCAAGTTTGATAAATTTAATGCTGGTCTGTTTTTATGAAAAAGATTCTTAATTCATTCACTGGTGGATCATCAAAGTATAAAGATTTAGATTTTCTTTCTCATGAAGAAAATTTTAATATGTTTCCAGAAACTCTGGAATCTAATGAGCATTACACAAACAAAGTGCTAAAAAGTCTTACTGGCTCAAGAACAATATTATCGCAACTAGGTGGATTTTGCAGAGGCTTATACATTGCATCAACAAGCCCGCTGACAAGCTATAACGCTGGAACACCTTTGCTGTATGGTGTGTATGGGGCGAGGGTTTACAGAATATATAATGATTTTTCTTATGATTATATTGGCGATGTTGCAGACAATAGTGAGCCTGTTTCTTTCGCTGAGACAAGCGGAGTACCTGCGCATCTTTGTATTTGCTCATCTTTTAATATCTACACTATTAATTTAGAAACTGAAAGTTCGTTAGTATCTGTCGATGTGATGGAGTTACCCAAAAAGGCTGGGGAGCTAATAAGCATAAAGCCTACAATGATTACGGCTTTGAATTACAGAATCATTTGTAACGACAAAGACAGTGATTACTTTTATTATTCGGAGCTTGGAAAGCCAAACGGCATTAATAACAATTATGCTTTTTACAAGTATATGACGAGATATACTTTCATGAAAAAGGACGGAACTTTAGTAACAGCAGACGATAATCAATACTACCCACCTTCCGAAGGCTCGTATGTTGATGGGACATTAGTCACAGAAGATGTTTGGATGGGATCTCTTAACTATATAAAAGCGGAGTTCAGAAGTGATAACATAGTTGCAATAAAGGCAATGGACGATTATTTATTTGTGATCGGGTATAGTTCTTATCAAGTGTATAGATGGCAAGATAATATCAACATACCTTTTATAACGTCTACAAAAAATAGCTCAATTGGATGTAAGGCACCATATAGCGTTTCTTCAATTAATAACAAATTAATTTTTTTGGGTGCATCATCAGTAGGGACTAATGCCATTTGGGTAAGTGATGGGCAGGGAATTGAAAAGATTTCTTCAGCATGGATAGAAGAGCAAATAGAAAGCTTTTCAAGAACAGATGATGCATTCTCATTTTGTTATGTAGATGGTAAACATACATTTTACGTTATATCATTCCCTTCTGCTAATAGAACTTATTGCTATGACTTTGATGAAAATGAATGGCATACAAGAGCGACAAGAGACATCAACAATGAGCAAAAATGTTGGTTCCCTGCGTTCGCTATAAAGTATTCAGATAAAATAATAATGGGTGCTTTTAATGAAGATAAATTAATTTATCTAGATAAAAATAAATATACAGATTATAACGATAAAGTGATAGAACGCTCGAGAACAACTGGCATAATAATCAACAATTTTAAAAAGGTGATTGTCCATTCTTTAGAACTAATAATTAGTTCTGGAAAAACGAATATTGAAAAAGAATACGACGAGCAAATGAATGGATCAACGCCTGAGGGGTATAATCCTAATGTGATGCTAATGATAAGCGTAGATGGGGGCTATACATGGGTTGGAGAAAAGTGGGCAAAGGCAGGTCGAATCGGAGAGTATAACTCAAGATGTATTTTCAGAAACTTAGGAAGACCACAAAGAATTGCGTTCAAAGTAACGATGACTGACCCAGCCCCATTTAATATTTCTAAAGCTATTATTGATTATACAGAGTGCGGTAGATAAATGATAACAAGCAACGTAACAAATCCATATTCTTCAGAAACAAAAGACTTACTTCCGTTGGTACTAATAAAGAATGGGATGGTTGGACTCCTTCAATCAAATGGATTAATTAATTTATCTGCAATTAAAAAACTTAATCTTCCAAATGCTGTATATGACTACACCTTAGACTTTAATTTTTATCAGAAAATAAACGGGGTTAATTTGTACCAAAGAACAAATAAAATTTATATTTGTAAGGAACAGACATCATTAGATGTTTCATTAGATGGCCTTGCATTTATTCAAGCGAACTTAATTTTAAAACAATGAGGAAATAAAATGGCATTAGGTGATATCATTTCAAGTGCTACAGATGCAATAGGCCTTACTAATGTAAAGGGTAAAAAAAAGGCGTATGATAATGCAAAAAGTACGTTACAAGATACTCTTGCCCAATCTGGACAAACATATGCCCAAATTTTGGAATCAATAAAAGGGACTGGCCAAAATCTGCAAAATCAGCTAGGTGGTTCTTCTTCAGTAAGTGATTGGATTAATAGCATTAAAGAAGCTGGTAATAAAGACTATTCTGTAGATAGCTCAAAAGTTAGTGATTTTGATTGGGATAAAACAGTAAGTGATTACTTAGACCCCAACGCATCATATATGATTAATCAAGCGACACAAGCCGCACAAAATACATTAGCTGGGCAAGGTGGGCTATTCAGTGGTGGTGCAGGGCAGCAACTTCAAGCCGTCGCATCAGATAAAGCAAGGGAACTATACAGCGATGCACAAGAACAAATGAACAAAGAAAAATCATTTGATTATAACAAGTTACTAGACGAGTTAAACATTGATATTGGAAACGTAACTCGTGAACAAAATCAAGATACAGCTTATAGTTCTAATTTGGGAAATGTTGCGAACGCTTATCAAACATCAGTGAGAGATACACAAGAGGGTGTTACAAACGCTCTATTATCTCAATTACAAAATGATTCATCTATTCAGCAAGCACTAGCGAACTTGGGTATTTCAGAAGCGTCTGCACCAACGGCATTGGGTTCTATTTTTGGAGATGTTCTTGGATTTGCGAGTGCGTTTATTCCTCAAAAAGGAGTGAAAGAGAATGCCTGATTTTAATTTATTCAGATTTCAAAATCAATTAAATACAAAGCCTTTAGAAGAAGGTCTTGCTAGTGATTATGGAAATACAAGCCGCTCTATTGGTGGCTTGATCGGATTGGGATTAAAGCTAAAAGGGAATAAAGAAGCGGAACAAAAAAACGCCGCAATTGAAAAAAATAAAAAAGATTTTTTAGCCTTTCTTGATAATTATGGCAGCGGCTTAACTGACGAGGCTATTATGAGAGAGGGGAATAGATACGGTTTCCCAGAAATCGCTGCTCAATTTGTAGAAGCAAAGGCAGGGCGATTAAATAGAGAAGAGTCACTAAGAGCAAGAACCGCAGCAGAAAAAGAAAGTAGAGAAACAGGAAAAGCTATAGGAGAGAGCAATCGCTTATCTTTGCAATCAAGCATTCAAGACCTTGAAGACCAAATAAATAATTTAACACTACAGATAAAGTCACGCTCTAAAGAATCGCAAGAGGCGAGGAATCTAGCGGCTAAAAGGAATGCCCTTCAGAAAAGAGCAAACGATATGAAGAAAAATTATGAAATTAAATTTGGTTCTTTTGAATCTAATTTAATTGACGATGATCAAATAGAAACAGATGATTCTGTATACGAAGAAATTGAAAGTATAGTAGATAGATTAAAAGATGACGATAGTTTTATTAAAGAATTCTCTGGGTTATCAGATACTTTCCAATCACTAGAAAAAGATGATGCGTCAAAAACTTTGGATAAATTAAAGTCGTTTGAAAGTAAATTAGAAAAAAACAAGAGTGCGTTAAAAGATAGAAAGGATAAGGCTTATAAATCAATTGAAAACCTAAAAAATAAAACTGTAAAAGGTGGAAACGTAAGTAATAACCGTTATATCATTGATGACATTGCAACTTTACACAAAGTCGTTTATGGAAAAAATTTATCAAGAAACGAAGTCGTAAATACGTACAAACTAAACTTAGTTGAAGGAGAAGATTATTAATGTCAAAAGGTTTTTTTTATCCAATAGACTTCGGAGACAAAGAGAAAAAAATAGTAGAAAAAAACTATTCTAAAATCATAGAGCTTGATAGGCTTATGCGTGATGGATCTATTAGCGAGAGTAAAAACGCACAAAATGAATTACTAAAAATGTTTGAAACTCGTTTTTATAGTGATCTTTTTGAACCTGTTGAATATGCGAAAGAGATAGCGACAAAAAAAAGGAGTGCTAGAGAGGAAGAAAGACGCAAGTCATTAAAAGATGCTGGTAATAGAGAGACTCAATTGTTGATACCAGAGGACATTATAAACGCATATAAGCCGATTGATGAAGATGGTAATTTGTATGTAATGTCAAAAGCTCCAGGCGAGAGCGACACGGCATTTATTTCAAGACAGAAAGCCGCATTTAGTAACATGGGTTTACCGTGGAACACAGAAGCCAAGAGACTTGTATCTTCAGTGATGCAAGAAGCAGGAATAAAAGGGGCAAGAGCTAAAGTAGTTAGTGATTACGAAAAAAGTTTGGGCGGTTTTGTTGGTTCATTCGTAATACCAAGAACAAAAGAAGGCGTAGTAAAAGATATTTTGGAAGGCGGTGATGGAGAAATAAAAAAAGGAGACTTGGCACTTGATATTGGCGAAAACTTAGCACAAACAGCAGCCCCATTTTCAAGACTTTTTAAAGGAGTAAAATATTCAAAAGCTATTCCAAGGACTATTGGAAATGCATCTTTTGCCCCTGTCGCTTCTGAAATAGCAGACGCATTATACTATGACGAAAAAACAAATAAAGACCGTGCTAATCCATCTCTTTTTGATATCATCACGGCCGCTGGATTAAATACAGCTGCCGATTATAAGGCAATAACAAGAGGCCGTCAAGCGATGAGGGAAGCTGGCATCCCTATTACTGGCTACTCGAGAAATCCTTTAGGGCAAAAAGAACTAAAAAGAATGACAAAAGAAAATGCCATTAAAAATAAAGAAGAGGCCGCTATGAAACTTAAAAAGATTCAAGAGCTTCCTGACTTTATTTCAGATGCGCAGACGTTAAAAAATCCGAACAAAATAAGAAAAGCAATTCAAGAAAAAGGCTATTCTATAGATGAGTTGGAATCATCTTTTCCAAGCGTGCAAGCTTTTGACGATTGGTTAAATGGGCGTGTTGTATTTGAAAACATTGAAGATATAGATAACTTAACGATTCCACTTTTAAAGAAGGCAAGAGCCGACTATCAAAAAGCATCTTCAGAAGCCGCCGAGGTTATTATGAAGAGTGCTGAAAAAAGGGGAAATGGTGCATTCAGTTATTTCAAACCCAAAAAACCAGCTAGATTTTCCAGAGTAAAAAATGATTTTGTGAAAGAAAAAGATTATGAGAAAGGTAAGGAAATTGTAGAGAACCTTTTAGAAGCAAAAAAGAAAAACCCATTTGACCAAAAATCAAATAACTATTTTATTGGCGAGTTAAAAAGAGAAGGCTTTAATAACAAAGAGATTGCTGGAATGATGCTTGATAATGGCTATCAGCCGAGCGTCACGGAATATACGAAAGGTGTTTTTAATCAAGTAATTAAAGAGAGAGAAAAATTAAAAAATGCAAAGCCCGTCAAACCAAAAGCAATAAAGAAAGAAAAATCTTTTGAAGCGTTATCAGAAAATCCAGAGACCTATCGAGTTCTTGGAACTGGTAAAAAAGTTAGTGCAGCGGAAAAGGCAAAATATGAACAAAGCTTACCGAAGAAAATGCCGTCTCCATTTAAGGAAGACATAACAAGCCCAGAAAGTCGGCAGAACATCTTTGACTTAGTTAGGGGTTACGCTATTAGAGAGGCTTCTC